AAATAAAATATATTTAGACGAAGCAAATAAATATGTTTGTAGTGAAAAATGTTATTTTAAAGCTAGAGAAAATTATGAGAATTATATCAAAAGCTTAAAATAACATTTTTTAAAAGTTGGTGATAATATGAACGATCTTTTATGGGATACAATAAAAGAAATAGAAAAAATAGAAAAAATTAATTATTTAGATCATTACATAATCAATAACTTTGATCTAACAATTGTTTTTTTAGATAAAAACGAAAAAACTATTTATAAAGAATTTAAATATTATGGTGATATGATATCACCATGTTAATTCTTTTTTTAACTCACTAATTATAACAATTGTTATAAAAAATTATTTATATTATGTTTAACATATATAAATATCAGTATAGATTATTATTTTTTATTATAACTTATAACTTTTTTAATGTTATAAAAGATAACAATTGTTATGGAAAATTATATATACTATACTCACCTATTAATTATTATGATATCTAAAAACACTCCATTAAAAGGAAAATTAAAAGGGAATAAAGGAAAGTACCAACTAGTTAAAAAAACATTAAGCGATCTAACTGAAGATCAAAAAAGTGAGATATTAAGAAATAGTATTAAAAATATAAGTAAATATAGTATTAAAAACCAGTTATTGATCTTACTTCAAGAAATAGATATTACAGAGCTAAAAGGTTACAAAGCTTGGGAAAATGAAGGCTTTAAACCAATTCCTAACAGTGGAATTTTTATTTATCAACCGATACTTGATAAAGAAGACAACTCTGTTAAGGGCTATTTTCTTGGAACTATTTTTGATAAAAAAGATGTTATTCCTATAAAGGAATAATATTTATTTTTTAGGTGGTAATATTATGATCTCTGAAAAATCATTTATATGGTATATGACCCATGAAGACGGTTTAAAATTTTTAACAGATCAAGCATACGAATATTTATTATTTGAAACTGATTTTATGGAATATTGTTATTTTTAAATTCTTTTTTTACTCTTTTTGATGTTGTTTGGTATAGGGTAAGTTATTGTTTTATACATATTTTAACAATATACATATATTTATATACTATGAAGGATAATTATAATATAGGTGATATAATGTATAAACCAATACAAAACATAAAAAAAGATTTAAACAACAGGACTTTAAGTGAACCAGTTCAAAAAATAGCTAATTTTTTATTGGTTCATAATAAAGGTTCAATAGCTATAAAAACAATAGAATTATTTAGTAATAAAATAAAACTTGATGAAGTGGAATATCCCTTAAATAAAGTTTCTTATATGGTAAGAAGGGATAAAGAACTTTCAAAGTGTTATAGTGATGAATTTTATAAACCAGATTATATAAATGTTTATTTAAGGATTAAAAGATAGGTGATATAATGAAACTAAGAATAACAAAACTAACTGAAGACCTAATATATATTAATCTTAGATTAAATAGTATGAATAAAAACCAATTATATAAAGTATTTCATAAAATTAATGATCTTAGATCAGATCATTATGATATTAGATTAAAAATAGAAAATCATGAATATAAACATCTTATTGAGACTTTAAATAGAGTGTGTGATCTTATTTTAAAATATGAGTTCCAAGACATTAAAAAAGCTCCATTGAATGAAGTTCTATGCGATATTGAAAAAATCAAAAATATTTATTTACATATTTTAAAGGTATGATAACATGAAGTTTATTAATGAAATAAAATTTAATGAAGTATTGGAAAATCGGACATCTACTTTAAGAAAAAAACTATTTAATATTGGTCTTTGGATTGGTGAACTGGAATTTTTAGGATCATATGTCAATTCTATTAATCTTGATATTATCAACACCGAAAAATATTATGATCGTTTTATGAAAGAGTATGATTATCTTGATTTTTCAGATATTAGGAATCATGATGATTATAAGAATTATGATTATGATGATAAAACTTTTATTATGGAAGAAATGGAAACATCTTTTAACGATCCCTATAATAATATGATTAGGGATAAAGATATTAATACTTTAAATAATGATCTTATTAATAAGATTATTATTAAATGTGTTAATTATCTTAATAAGGATTTTAATAATGATGACCCTAATCCTATTAAGATAGTTTTTAAAGCTTAATTTTTTTTCTTTTTTTAGGATCGCCGATCCTTTTAAATACCATTAAAGACAATATATGTATAGGTGATAAAATGAGCTTTGGAAGTTATAACAAATATTTAAAAAAAAATAAAAAAAGAAAATATCACTTTTGAAACTTACAGTTTTAAAAGTCCCAATAATGATCTTGGCTTTAATGTGAGAACAGCTCATTATATCCCAAGCTTTAAAGTTCCAAGTAAATTAGTTACAGGTTTAAATATTGATGATGATCAACCTTATGAGATATTTTGTATCAAGTGGGGTATATCTGAATCGGGCGATCCGTTCTGTTATGACTGTAGACCAGTTAAAAAAGAAAAAAATTGTGATATTGGTAATACTGGTTATTTAAATCGGGGTGAGGTCATGAAATTAATTAATATGGAGTTGGTTAGATGATTTATAATTCTTATGATTATCAGGGAAACGGTTTTAATTTTTCAGAACCGGTAAGTATTATTAATACTGAAGAATTTATTAATTATATGCTTTTTCCGGCTTATGATGAATTAAAAAATATGGGTTATTCAGATAAAGAAATTATTATTAAATATGGTTGGAGTGTGATTTAATGTATTATCTCACATCTTCATTTAGTATGCAGATGATCAAGAAGTTCCCTCTTAATATTAATGTGAAAGAAATAACTAAAGAACAGCTTATTGATGATCTAAAATATGGCTTTTATAGCGCCATAGGGCATGAACCAACTGCAAGCTTATTAACGAACAAACTTGGTTTATTTGTACAATTTAACCGGATCAGGGTTACTGTTCAGGCGGGTGATATTATTTATATCTGTCAATATATGGGCGGTAGACTTCCAGAGGGCGCCACTGAATTACCTCCAGATGGTGAAATTAAATATCTAAAGGTTGAATTTTTTGATTAATACTTTTATTTTTTTAAGTATTAGATCGTTATATATAGGTTTATGGAAGTACGGATCGAGCGATCCTTTTATATACTATGAAAGACAACTATAATATAGGTGATAAAATGGACATTAAAAAAACCTTAGAGCTATATAATTATTATAGACATGAATTAAAAAGAAAAGGACAGAAAGTCCAAGAGTCTAAGGGGGTTAAAAGAAAAAACTTGAGAATAGACTATTTTAATATAGTCTATCAGTTGAAAGCTATCGAAATGGAGATCAAACAAGAGCAGTTAAATCAGGAAAAAGAACTAGAAGAATTAAGATTTATTACAATGTAGGTGATAAAATGTTTAGTATTAATAAAATAGGTCGAGGGGATAAAGGAACAGAAATTGCTATCGGAAATATAACAGTATATTTTAGTTATAATACTATTGTAGCTTTTGAAACACCGGAACACGGTCTTATCTGTTGTGAAAATATTTGGGGATCAACTACTGGAAACCATTTAAATAGTATTGAACCCGATCATGATGCCAGATATGACCCTGGAACTTTTAAAGGTAAGCTTGAAGAATTAGAGTTTAAATTATCTAAGGCGGGGATTTAATCCCTTAATATTTTTTGAGGTGATAGTATGAATTTATGGGAATTTATTAAAAAGTTTTATTAGGACGTGTTAATATATGATATTTCATATAAAAGAATCTTATAATTTCGGTGAAGGGCTTTTAAGCTCTATTTTTCTTTTTGGATTACTTATAGCCTTTTTTGGGGTTTATGGTATCCTCTTGTTTGTTGGAATTATAATGGTATTAACATCTTTGGGGGAATTATTATTTTTTTAACACCCTAAAAATGTTTTTTTTTGCTTATAAAGCACTATATGAGCTTCTTTTGGCCTCTAACGGCTTTTATTGGCTTTTTTTAGCTCATGTAAATCGTCTTTAAAAGCCGTTAAATCGGCTAAAAACGGCTAAAAATGCTCCTTTTTGAAGGGCATTAGGGGTTTAAAAATCAAAACAAAAAGATAATAAAACGCTGGTGATAAAATAAAAAGAAATAAGAGCTTAAAATACAAATTAAAGCAATATGATTTTAAAAAGACACCGAATATAAGAGGTTTATATTAAAAATAAAGAGTTCAATATGATTTCTAAAAATAGAATTTTAAGCAATGTTATAAATAACTAACATGATGTAAAGTTTTCTTTAATCAAAATCATATATGAACTAAAAAAGTATAATATGAATTTAAAAGGTGAAAAAATGAATTCAAAAAAGAATATCGGAAAAGTAACTAAAAAAGAGTTAATAAATGCAATGTATAACCAAGTAAATCATAAAACTGATTGGGAATATATGGCATATAAAATAAAAGGGGAAAGAAGTTTTAGAATTACACAATATGGTAACGGTAATAATTTTAATTTTGATAAGAAAGCCTTTAAAGCTCCTTTTAAAATAACTAAAAAAGAAGTTGAAAAGACCTTAAATAAACTTATAAAATTACACAAAAAAACCGGGATGTGGGATTAATGGATTTTAGTTTGGATTATTCTATAATTTTAAGAGATATTCCTAAAAATGTAACAGATATAGAGATTAGGGAATATTTAGAACAAGAAATTGATGAAAAATATATTAAAGAAAGTTTAATAAATGAAGCTATCGAAGATTTTATAAGAAGGTGATAAAATGGAATTAACAAAATCACAAAAAAGTAGGATATCAAATTTAATTGATAATTTAATTAATGAAACAAGTTTAATTGCTTATGAAAGTGAGGGTTTAAGGTATAGTGAAAAAAAGAGAATTAAAGAAGAATTTTATGAAGAATTGGAAGAGGTGCTTTAAATGGATAAAAAATATGGAATTTATATATCAAATGATCAAGTGGATTATATTATGGAATTTGACTATACTGATTTAGAATATGCCAAAAATTTAGGGTTAATCCCATTAAGATGTATAAATAACCCTAATTTCTTTTTTGATGAAAGAGAAGAGGCTCAGAAAATCGTTAATAAACTCAATAAATTAATCAAATCAAATAATTATAATGATGTCTCAGATAAAATTGATATACTTTGGGAATTGTTAGATCAGGAATAAGTTTATATATAAAGAGGTACATATAATAGGTTAGGTGATAACATGAACGAAGAAACAATACTAAAAGAAATAAGCGAATTATTCGACATTGAAAAAGATGAAATAAACATTATAAATAATGGATATATAATGGCAGAAATTGAAGCCGGAAACATGCAAATAACAGCATACGAAAGTTATGAGGACGCAGAAGAAAGAGCAAAAGACCTTTTAATTGATGAACCCTATTTCTGGAAAATGGCAGTAAAAAATGATAGCACCACCCAAGGACTTGAAGGTTGGGCAGATGATGTGATTAGAAATGATGGAATTACTTCTTTATGCACCTATGATGGAGATTATCAAGAAGGCGAGGACTATATTTATATAAGAACTAACTAAATTTATTTTTTAGGGGTGATAAAATGAGTGAGGAATTTTATGAGGAACTTTTAACAAATCTCTTAGACTGTGGATATCTTGATTTAAAAGAATTAGAAAATGAATGTAAATTACTTGAAATTTTCGATGGGAATCTTCAAGATGTTATTGAAGAGACTTTATCAGAACATGAAAAAATTGATATAAATCTCTTATTATTAATGGTTTTTAGAGAGGTAACATATTTAGTAGCTCAAGAAGTGGAAGACCCAAAAATAAAAGAAAAATTAGAGCAATGGGATGATTTCTTTTTAAATTATACTGATAGTTGGTATAATATAAATGCTTTAGACTATCCTAACAAAACCAAAGATGAAATAGTTAGAGAGGTAATTAAAGAATTTAAAAAGAGGGATTAAATATTAAAAAGAACTACAATTATTATTTTTTAAAAAATAGATTTATATATAAAGAGTTACATATAATAAAAAGGTGATAACATGAAAGAAATAGAAATCTTAAACCCCTTAAACCCCGGATTTTATGAATCTCTAATTAGTAACCCAGATTATGGAGAATATGAAAGCGATGATCATGAACTTGGTGGTTTTTTATCTAAATATGATATTACTCTTGAATATGATTTTAAAAAGTATATGAATAATGTTTCAAGTGGCATAAATGATTTATTTATCGAAAGAGTAAATGAAGAGGTAGCAAACCAGTTTGGAATAAATAATTTACTTATAGAAAAGGAATATGAAGAGATAGACAGTCCAAGAGAATACAATTTTAGTACAGATCGAGCTTTTGTAATTGTAAAAGTTAATAAATTAAAATATAAAAAGTTCATAGATTTAATGTTTGAAAAATATTATGATGAACTAAAATCTATGATTGAACATAAATTTACAAGTTATGATGGTTTCATTAGTTTTTATTCTAATGATATCAAAGAATGGGAAACCCAAAAATATGACTATGATCATAATGAACTTGAAACTATATTTATAACTCTATTAGATGGTGAGAATTTTGATGATGATCTATGTGAAATAATGTATCAAGTATTTAGTGAAGAAATTAATAAATGGTATGAATGGACTAAAAACGGTCGAACTCATAAATATAGTTTTTGGGAACTCCAAAATTTAGTTGAGATAAAGAATTAAAACTTTTTTCGATCTAAACATTTATATATAAAGATGTACATATAATAAATTAGGTGGTAAAATGAAAATAACAAAGAAACAAGAAGAATTAATACAGACAGATATTTATATGGCAATAGATTCAAGTGAGATAACAAGCGACCCTATGGAAAAAACAAATTTAGCTAATGATCTATATGAAGTTCTTAGACAACTTATTGAAGAATCAGGGGAATTTTAAATAAAGAAAAAATCATTTTGAGGTGATAATATGAATATTGGTGAAATGAAACAAGAATTTCAATCCGATGTAAGAACTAACAACTTTGAAATACTAAAAGCTGAAAAATTACATTTAAATGTAAGTAAAATAACAGCACGGATCGGAGATAAAATAGTTCAAGCTGGATTTAGTTGGGATACTATTATTGGTATTAGTATTGAAGGGTATTGTTTTATAACAAACTATATCTATTCAAGCACGACCCAAAAACATAAAGGTCAAATAATGCTTGATGGAAGTAATAAAAACTTACCCCATGAACTGTTCACTTTCTTAAAACATAAAATTCTTTCAGACACCGAACCCACTATTGAAGAAATCCAAAAACTTTGTGCTAATGAAAGAATAAAAATAGTTAGAACCAACGATATTGATAAAACTGTCTATGGTTATCTATCTAATCATGAATTTATTGAATCTTTTTCGTTTATTGAAAAAGTTAAAGACTTAATACGTATGAAAGCATGGAATCAAAATAAGATTTTAATAAATATTGGACATAATATAATCTCTATAACAGTAAAAAGAACTCAAGACCCCAATAATCGTTGGAAAACTAATAAATCATATACTTACAATGAAAGCGATAAAGAATATAAGAACCTTAGCTTCCTTAATAAACTAAAATTAGATAAAGTGGTGGAAGTGATTTAATGGGTATGGATCAAACATTACTTATCGGTGATTTTCAAGAGATCGAATTAAAAAAATGCAGTTTTTTACACACTTATGTGGGAAACATACATAATAAAAAATTACGTTGGAATAGTTGTGAGACATTATCTAAAAAAGATATTTTAAATCTCAAAGAAAAACTACAAAAAATTTTATCTAATCGTGAATTAGCCCCTAAATTATTACCAACATCAAAAATAGAGGGGTGTTTTGAAGGAATTAATCCTGCCTTCACTACTGGAAGTGTAGAGTATGATTCGGGATATTTTTATGATATAGAATATCTTTTAGATTTTTTAAAAGAAATTCCAGAAACTAAATTAGATGACGACAATTTATATTTTTCAGATTAGGTGAAAAAATGGCAACCCTAACATTCGATAAAAGATATATTCCAAGTATTATAGTCTCGGCAATTATTCTATTGTACTTTATTTTCTTTGTACCAATGGATGCAAGTATTAAATTTTGGATAATAATATTTTATTTATTAACAGAACTAACCTTTAATGGGGTGTAAATATGGATTTCGAGGTAGATATAAGTACTACAGATTTTGTAGAAAACCATCTTTTAGAAAGTCAAGAAATATGTTTAAATATCTTAGCTGAAGAAATACTTAAAAAACGTGGGGTAGAACCCGACGAAGAGGGTTTTTATCATGGTGATGAATGGATTGAGGTGATAGATGAATTTATGCCTGATAAAGTTGATATGAAACCCTTAATAAATGAATTATATGAGCAAACAAAATTAAATATGTTAAAAGAGGTAGAAAAATGATTTTTATGAAAGAATGGGAATATGTTGTTTTAAGTGTTGGATGGCTAACTATGGGAGTTGTTTGGACATTAATAATAATGGGAGTGATAAAATGAGTACAAGATGTAATATTGGAATATATGAAGATGAAAAAAGTGTATTAGAAAATCCGGACATTATTTTATATAAACATAGTGATGGGTATCCAGAAAATACTCTTCCTTTATTAAAAGAATTTATGAACAACCCTTTAAATGAGAGGAACCGAAATGATTATGAATATCAATCTGCATGGTTACTTCATTCATTAATAAATGATCATATAAGAATGTGTATTGAACATAAATATAATGAAAATCATATCGGTTATGGGATATGTAAAGATATTCATGGAGATATTGAATATTATTATGCCATCTATCCAAATCGTATTGAAGTATATAATGTGCCTGGATTTAATGGAGAATATAGGGATTTTAAATTAGTCGAAAAGGTGATAATATGAAGACACAAGAAGAAATAAAAGATGCACATTCTAAATTAGTAGTAGATATGATTGCTAATCCAAAAGACCTTGAAGAGTATCTGATTAATGTTGGTGAGGCAAGAGCATTAGCTTGGGTTTTAGGTGATGATAAAATAATTTTGGGGGAATAATTATGAACGATATTGTAAATATTTTAAAATATTATTTTCCACATACAACGGAAATAAAACTTGAAAAAATTGCTAATAAAATTGAAACTATTATTAAAGACCCTCTTAAAGAAGATGAAACATTTTATATCCACAATAGTGAAAGCAAAGAATTATTTTCTATAAATGCCCCTAATAGAGTTGAAGCCCTGGAAGAACTTAATTATAGAGGTATTGGGGATAGTGTTTGTGCCTTAAATAAAGAAGATTTAATATTATACTTAAAAGATGGATGGACAATTTTGGAGGAATAATTATGAATGCACAATTAATTAAAGGTGAACATATTCCATTAGGTCAAAGTGATGAACTACTTGAATCATTAGAATATTCAAATAGTTATGATCCTTTTTTTGAATGGGATGGTGGATATATTTGTTCAGATAGAGAAAACCTTAATATATCATATAATTATGCAATGAATCAATATGAAAAGGGAGAATATCCTAAAGAAAATGGAATACCTATTGAAGAAATCTTAGTTGATTTTACAATATTATATGAAAATCTAAATAATGATCTTGTTAGGGTGTTGATTGAATGAATAAATGTAGCGATTGTATCCATGCTTACCAAGAAAGTATAGGGGATGGATACAATGAACCTAACGAAATAGAATATGGGTGTAAAGTTCAAGAAGAGGTAAGCGAATCATCCCAAAAAAGTATAGATAAAGCATTACTAACGAATGAACCATGTTGGTTATTTAATGGTGGTATTTGTGATATTTGTAAAACCAAAATTAAAAAGCATGATGTTTTATGGGTGCATGGTATGTATAGTAGTTGGCGTTGTTGCTCCCAAAAGTGTGAGGATAAAGCAAAACAACAGAACGCTAAAGAATATGCAGACTATAAGCTTGGAAGGTATATTTAATTGATCGAACTTTCAATATAAAGAGGTGTAAACATGAAGATTGATATTGGATTTATAATTATAGTAAAAGTAGTATAACATTATAGTAAAAATAATATAATGAGGTGTAAATATGGAGATATATGTTGTAA